AAGAATTACACAGTGTGATAAGTGGCGTTAAATCATCAATTTGTTGTATTTTGCGAATGTATTCTTTTGATAATTTTTCTTTTTCTTTTTCTTTTAGTACTTCTACAGCTTTATTTTTCAAAATGAGTCCTCCTGTTTAGTCTTCACGGCTTCCCAAATATCTTCGTCTATAGTTGATTTTTCGCCGTAAATTTCATTGTTAACAGCTTCAATAACCTGCTTATCATCAAAGTCAATGTCTTCAATGCTTGCCGGATATTCTGGCTGGTTCCAGTTACCTTTTTGTCCGGGGTCAATACTGAATGTTACTTTTACTGGAATTTCTATGTATAATATCGTTTCCATGACTTACCCCCTTAATTTCAATATCTCCAAACTCTATTTCCGGAGCGTATTCTGGTTGGTCCCATGTACCTGATTGACCGGGGATGATTTCGTAATAAACCTCGCTGTCAGGTATTTGTTTTGGGTAATGGCAATACATTTTTACCCCCTGATTTCAACCATGTTACATTTGGTTTTTTCCTCGTCTGATAATCGTTCGGGCTGATCTGTTGCCCAAAGCCCTATTGTGGTATCTTGATGATGTTGTAAGGTCCTTAAGAGATTTTTATTATTTACAACACTGACTATTTCTTCAATACAATCACCACACAGTAACAACGGTTTCCGCATCCGTGGCGACCAGGCCACCCCGTGCATATCAAAACCTGCGTTTTGGTCTATTTTTAATGTTCCCCAATTATTGCCCACTGAGGTCGGGTAATTTTCCCCGATATGTTTTTTTTTACACCTATCACATGTCCATATTGGTTTTTGTTCTTTTTTAGCCATGACTTACCCCCCTTAATAATTTGTTGTGTAAACATCAAACCGGCTGACAAATTTATGGATTTCCCGGTTCTTAAAATCCATAATGTAGTGATAAACTGGACTGATAATCTCTTTCCCATCTTCTTTAAAAAACCCTTTCAGGATTTCTTTTAGGTGATACCCTTTATCTGTGTGGGTTTTATGGGAATCTGGTTTTCTCATGCTACCCCCTGTGAATAGTCGTAATACCCCACATGGCAGCACCAAAAATAGATACGCCGATTGTGGATAATACGAACTGGTGAAAGATTGACTGAACGTCGCTACCAGCCATGACTAAACCGCTGATCGCAAACATCGAAAGTAAAATTGTGCTGATTCTCTTCATTTGCTATCCTTTCCTTCCCCCCGTCCGTTAGCTTCACAAAAGGTCATTATTGCCGATTTGTTTTGCTTCCAAAATTCAAGAGCATTTGACCCCATATAGTTAATGCTATCATTATTAAATTCATCCCATCTCTTGATGCTGTGGAACTCGCAACCAATTTTCATATGAAAATCGAAAATAATAACGGGCCACTGGAGTCCTAATATTTGCAATGGTGTTTTTTTAATTTTTATTCTTTTACCATTGGAACAGCTCAAAATAGAACCGCTCAAATCGGAACCTCTCAAATTGGAATAGCTCAAATCGGAACAGCTTAAATCGGAACCTCTTAAATTGGAATAGCTCAAATTGGAATAGCTCAAATCGGAACAGCTTAAATCGGAACCTCTTAAATCGGAACAGCTTAAATCGGAACCTCTTAAATTGGAACCAGCTTTAATAGCTGCCTTGACACAATCCTTGAATGACTCACATTCAAAACTAAAAAGAATTTTCCTGGAAAATCTGTGCTTGATTTCAAAAAGCTTCATGATGCCTCCTTTGGGGTGTGAGATCCACCAAGACTCCACGACCCCTTAGATTATTGTTTAGAATCTCTTAAATCTTTTGTTTCGTGAAATTTTACGTTGCTTTCTTTGGTTCATCTTGAAAGTTTTTGACTTACCTCCAGAATAATTACCGGGAGAATATGCAACTTGATTGTTTGCCATCATTTGCTTTCCAGATTCAAACAATTCGTCGAAAAACTTTTTAAAAGCACCTAAATAAGCTGGTTCCATCATCATCTGCTTATCAACTTTACCGAGTAAGTCTGTCGGGATTTGATCTTCCGTTGTTTTTAGTTGCACTTTGATTCTCCCTTATTTAGATTATTGTTTACCTGCTATTTAAACCCGTTGCCTTGTTGCCCTGCGTATTGGCAAAATTTATATATTCCCGGCTTTTGGTTCTCATCTGTAATAATGCTTCTTTTAATTCTTCAGGGTTGGCATCCATCCAAAAAGATATTTCTATCCTTGTGATTTTGTTGAGTCTTTTTGCCAGCTTATAAGTAATGTTGCGATCACCATTTTTTATCATGCAAAATAATTGTTCGCTGATACCGATTTCTTTGGATAATTGTCTGTTTGATTTCATGGGAACAGCTTATATCAATGGTTTGAGAAAAGCAAGGATTATTTCACAAAAAGTTTAAATAGCTTGCATTAGTTAATATAATATAGTACGGTTACATGGAATGGGGATATTAATTGATACACTAAACGAAGGGAGAATGTTAAAAATGGTCTTTATAGATTTTGAATGGCTTGAGTTTGAGGCAAGGAAAATTAATACCATCAACGGAAGGTATGAATATTTTGCACCTGACATTTGGTGGTCAAAAAAACAAGGATGTTACCATACGGCTATTCTTGATTTCCATGCATCCTATGAAGATGGTGAGATTATAAATGTGACGATTATCCCAAAGCGAGAAGTTAAATTTATGTGGGAATAGCCCCACCAAACAGTGAAATAGGAGGGAAACAATGAGAAGTATAAAAAGAAAGCTAAAAGTTCCGACTGGTGATATTTGTATAATGCAGGGAGAAAAAAATAAAGATTTGGAATTTGTTTCTTTGGGTGACTATGGGAAGGAGAAAAACATAAAAGCATCATTTTTAGGGCTACATGAAGAAATTAACGGTGTCCCACATGGAGACTTGATGCCGTTGGAAGAAAAATGGGTAATCACCATCAGCACACAATATGGATGCTCAATGGGTTGCCTTTTTTGCGATGTACCAAAAGTCGGTATTGGGATTAATGTGACTAAAAATGATTTAACAAATCAAGTCATAGAAGCAATAAAACTTCATCCTGAAATATTGGCAACAAAAAGATTAAATATTCATTATGCAAGAATGGGTGAGCCAACTTGGAATGCCGCTGTTTTAGAGCATGTACGAGTTGTTAGGAAAGAAATATATCCTTTTCTTAATAGGTCACTTATTCATCCTGTTGTTTCAACGATGCTACCGAAAAAAAACAAGTATCTAATGAAATTTTTACAAGATTGGTGTGAAGTTAAAAACTATAATTTTAAAGGGGATGCAGGGTTGCAGTTTAGTATAAATTCAACATCAGATAGTCAAAGAGAAAAAATGTTTTCCGGGAGTTCTTTATCTTTAAAAGAGATATCAACAATAGGCGAATATTTACCCGACCCTGTTGGCAGGAAATATACTTTAAACTTTGCGCTTGCAGATGATTATAAAATTGATGCAAGTACGCTTTTGAGCTTTTTTGATCCTAAAAAATTTATAGTGAAGGTGACTCCATTACATGATACAAAAGCATGCAGCGATAACCATATAACAACAACAGACGGGTATAATACCTTTTCTCCGTACAAAGATGTAGAAGAAAATCTTAAATCTGTTGGGTTCGATGTTCTTGTCTTTATACCTTCACATGAAGAAGATTTGGGCAGAATAACTTGCGGCAATGCTATTCTTTCCGGCTCAATACCAGCAGTTGCCTATCAAGAAATAAGTTACCCGTGAAACATGAACTACTATCCGCTAAACTTACCAATATAACAACCACCCCGTTAATTATAGTGTGGTATGGTTGTATGAAATGGGGATACTAATTAATACATTAAGATGAATGGGAGAAACGATGGAAAAACTAAAAGCATGTCCGTTTTGTGGGAATATGCCATGGGTAGACAGGCTTAGAGATGGGTGGTCTATAGCTTGTGATTCAAAAAAATGTCCAATGGAAGTTTATGCTGATAGCTTTACCTCAAAAAATGAAGCTATAAAAGCATGGAACACAAGAACCCCACCAGATAAGGAGTGATGATGATTGCAGGACTATGTTTTACATGCAGGGCATGTTTAATGACAAACGGTCAATGTCCTAATGGATGCAGTCAACCTGGGGATTATTCTTGGCGGTCTGACGGTACAGATAAAAAACAGAAAGACAATTGCCATGAATGCGAGTTTTACAGGCAACAGTATAAACCGTTCTGTGCAAATTGTGGCTCGAAAATAGTCAACTTACCAATATAACAACCACCCCAAAGAAAGGTTGCCTGATTGCAGATTAAAACATTTATATAAAGGAGAACCAAAATGAAGGGTAAAGACTTGTTAAAAAAAATGGATGAATGTAACTTTTTTGTCCATGCTATTGCTCCGGGCGAACTTTTACCGGGGATACCTATCGCACATCAAAATATTAGCACTCACTATCTGATGCACGATTCTGAAATTATTTTTGTTGGTACAGCGCAGGGGGCTATTAACTTTGTCAATAAATACAAACCTGACAGTGAGGCTATCAATGAGCATAATTAAATAATAAAGGAGAACAACCATGAAGAAACTTATCGCAGCATTAATCTTTTTAGGCTTAGGTTATTTTGTATTAACGGCGTATGCCAGCACATGTTTTTTATCCGGGTCCAGGGTATCAGGCATCAACCGTATCTGTTACTACGAGTGCGTTTCTGGTACGGCTGCTATTACAATTTCATCTGTTGAACTTTGCCCTCTTTCAATTTCTGATTGACAATCCACTCACAATCCTGTAATGTATATCTTGAAGATCCACCAAGACTTCACACCCCTCAACAGGAGGGGCATTATGAAAGAATCAAAACCAGAACCGGACAGGACCCGAAAGGAACCTTTGCCGGTTTTGCATTTCCAGAAGTTTATCAATCCAGAATCCAAATTAGTTCAGCTTCAGCAACGGGTACGTTGTGCTGGGTGGTTGGCTGTTAAGGTTGTGACATGAAACCCTATTATGTAGAATACCGCAAATTCACCCCCTTAATTAGCAATTTGGCTGGTATTGTATACTTCCATACCATCCGAGAACGAAACCGCTTTATACGGCTTTGCAGTGAGATACCAGGACGGTATAAAGTAGTTGGGTTTGGTGTTAAATGGCGCTGCTATTAATATTCATATTTTTTATAGGGTTTTCTGCCGGGGTTTGCGTCGGATGGAATGGATGAATATGCAATTTAGTAAAAGAATAACTTTAATAGGAGGAGATAAAGATGGAATGTTCTTGTTCAATAAATGGATGTGGCGATGATACTTATGAAGATGATGAACAGAAAAATCTCGTCTTTGAACCCGGTCATATAATTTTAACCTGTGGTGAGTGTGGGAGAGAGATAAAAAAGGGTGAAAAATACGAATGGTATAGAGGGAAATATGATGGAGTTGCCTATACTCACCATACTTGCCTTGATTGTGTTTCATTAAGAGATCACTTTTTTTACGACTGGACATTTGAACGTTTGTGGGATGATTTTTATTATCACATGGAGAATTGTGGTTGGCAAGTTCCTGAAGAATGTTTATCCAATTGCACACCTGCAATGAGAGAAAAAATCTGTAAATATATTGAACGATCCTGGGAAGAAAACCATCCAACTAGCTGATGTACCAATGAACTAAAAGAAAAAGTTTAACGGATGTAAAGAGATTATCACCCCGGTTTACCACCATTGTGATAACCCCATGTATAGAGGATATAAAATGAAAAATATACATTACACAAATAAATCAGTTGTGAAGATACTAATAAGATGATTATAGAAGCATACAAATTATTGAAAACAATTGAAGATAACACAGCATCAAATAATGTATCAATACATACAGAAGGAGATAATATCAATATACGAGTTGGGTTTAAAACAAAAAATGGGTATCAGTATATTTGTGGTGTGCTATCGCAAAACAATTCAGAGAGAATACAAATTATACGATTCCTAAACGAAGTCAACGGATTTATTAGGGACTCGAAAAGTAAAGGGTTGATTAAATGATATTGTCAACAAGACTCAACCAACTGATGTGAAGGAAGAATAAAATGCACAGTTTTTATCCAATAGTTTACAAAGGGGAAAACCGATATGGGAATAAAATAACATATTGTTTTATATCTAAAAGACTTGGGGGTTTTATTCAAAAACATAAAAACGATTGGTTATTTACTTATTTTGATATAAAGCCTTTTGCGATATTTGACAAAGAATATATGGCTATTCTTATTTCGTCAAATGGGTTGATACTACTTGTAAGGTATGATCTTGACTTTAAATTTAAGGAGAAGAAATGAAACAAAATAACAAAAAGAAAGTAGTTAAAAAATTTATGGCTTCAAATTCCTATCTTACAAGAGAACACTTCAGGAGATATATTCGACAGGCTTTAATGAAGGAACTTATTAAAAAGGAGAAGAAATAATGAAAGCTTATAAATTATAGATGCCGTTAATGTTAGTGATGTACTATCGTGAATATTATTTTACCCATTGAAAAAAGACTTGACATATATCTAATAGTGTGTTATAGTAAGAGAAACCATAAGAAAGGGGTTTCCATGACAAGAGGCGGCAAAAGAAAAGGAGCGGGACGTAAGCCCATGCCTGATAAAAAACAGACTTATGCCACCCGGTTAAGACCTGATCAGATAGCATGGCTGCGGAGTCAAAAGAATGCGGCAAAAGAAATTGAAACCGCTTTGGATAGGCATATTGAGGAAAATCATGGATGATAAAATCAAAATTCAAAACGGAACAAAAGGACTGAAAGTTGTCAGAAAATTTGGCATTCTGACATACGAAGAAAAGATTTTAGGCGTTAAGTTCTGGTATGCAAGAAACGGCAACCGGTTTGAAATGATTGAAGAGGGTCATATTTTTAGCACATTGAGTCAATGCAGAAAAAGGGCAAGGCAAATCATGCGGAACCGTGAAAAAGCAAGAACCAGGGATTAACCCGGTGCTGTTATAATCTTTTTCCTTTGTTCCGGACTTGCTGCTGACCCTGCAAATGTACTGACTCCAAAGTGCCAATAATCTGCCCTGAATTCAGGCATCCCATCTTCCATGCAAATTTCTTTCAGTAAGTCATCTGCGTATTCCCGGTATGATTCAGGAATTAATTCAAGCCTCATAAGCTGATACAGTACATCATGAACCACACTGCCCCTCATCGTGTCAGGAGTGTCTAAGGTGGGTCCGCTTGCGCCATCCCAGGCGTAGCCAGATATAATAGATAACAAGCCATCTTTGGTAAGGATTATAAATTCTTCATAAATCTCATAATCAAGAATATCAATCTTAAGAGTATAGGTTTCGGCAAGCTGATATTTGAATCCTTCTCGATAGCTTATCTGTTTCACTTTGTAGCCCTTCCAACAGCGATCCCAAACAACCCCGTAAAAACGCCGGTCATAATTTTAGCTGTTTCCGGGTCCAGCTTGCCGGTGAATATAACGGATAGACCCAAAACAACCACGGCTATGATCACCATGTTTTTATCATCTAAAAAAAACTCTTTCATATTGCCCTCCTTCTTGTGTGCGGATGCACCTGAATGTGAAAATGGATTGCTCCAGTTCCTGCTCGGTGGATTATTGCACATTTTTTATCTGGCCTGTCTGGATCATACTCCCATTTCCGGTTTATCTCATGGTTGATTTCCTGTGCCTGACTATCGGTGTAGCACCAGGACCTTAAGTCAATAGCTCTGACGGGCTGTGTTCCATGCAGGTCTGTCCTGTGTAGTTTTTTGCGATAGGATTCAGTCACTACAAGGCCGTATTTCCGGGCAACGCTTGATATAATTTGAACAAGTAATGGGGAGAATCTTCTTTCCATAAGGCCGATCAGAATCTCAGTATCCTTGATTATAATATCCCCTGGTCCCATTATGGTTTTGCCCGACATTCTTTTGCATGTTCTTTGATGTCTTCCCCGATATTTTCAATATCTTTCCGGGTTTCCCGTGACATGCTACAAATCATCTTTTGGGTTTGAGCTATCGTATGACTCAATTTGACAAGCTCGGTTTGTGTCTCAACCATTGACGCTGGCATGTACCATAATGGTTTTCCGTCTGCATCAACAACAGCATGGGCAGCAGCAAGACTCTTAACAAGTGTGTGGATTTCAGCACTTTCAACCACATGAGCATCAAAAGCACCTACAATGCCTTTTGTTAAATTCCGGGTAAATAAATGCAAGATAAATTGCATGATCAAAAACACAAGTGCAAAAATCATCATCAAAGTCCTGTCATCAATTTGAGCCATTTGGATTACTCCTTTTTCAACTGTTCATTAAGAATTATCATTTGTTCAGTTAATTTCTGTATATTATGATTCAGCATCTTGCTATTTTCTTTCTGTTCTTTGATATCCCTATCCTGCATCTGTTGTGTGATTCTAACAACTTCGAGCATTTGAGCTACGGTTTCTTTATTCGCTTTTTTATCAATTTGTTTCTGAGTCTGTGCGAACAGCAGACCTCCGGCTGAGATTAAAGCTCCAACAAGAGCAATCTGACACCATGTAGGAAGTGCTATTTCTTTTATTTTCTTAATCACTTATATTCACCGTCACCCCTACACCAACTGCCCCGGATACGCCGGTGCCTATGTTTGTGTTGCCTGATTGCCCACCAATTACATAGTCAGGGCCGACATACTCGGTACTGATTACAACATCATCTATATACATATAATGCTGCTCTGACCAATCCCAACTATCAGCATTATCGAAAAGGGTTATATAATTAATGCCCACACCTAATTTCGTTAATGGGAATACATTTGATGGATTTGTATCAGTAGGATTTGATTGTTCCTGTATCTCATCCATCGTACCTTGTTTTGTTCCATCGAACCACAGTTCAATTACTCCGTCGTCAGATTCCCCGGTTGTTGATAATTTTACACGGGCTTCAAAGCAATGCCAGTCCTGCGTATCTTCAAACTCTCCGTTTGCATCAATATTCCCTGTCATATCCTCCATGAAGGTTTCATTCTCTGCATATGTGTAGTTATGCCAATAAATATACGTCCCACTTGACGAATTACCTTCGGTGTCAGCACAAACACCCGCATAAAAATAAGGGGAAAATTCAGCCCATTGGTCTTCGCCAAGTCCTATAATAACATAACCTGTATTTTCTTCTCTGCTCATATCTTGGTCTGGTTCATCACCCTCTGGTTCATCACCTTTTACTCTGTTTTCAGGTACATTTTGCCATACTCGGAGCCATTTGTGGTAGGCAAATGTCTGACCTGGAAATATCCAGTCAAAATCTTGTGAATATTTAAAATAAAATCGAATATAGACATCGGTATACCCTTCGTAATCATATACCCCTGACGTATTAGGTAGGTATATTGTCAAACCGACTTGATTCGTCACGCCATCATATTCCATACCCAAGCGACAACCATAACTGTTGCTTCGCCCATACCCAGTGTTTATTTCTAGACTATTATTAGCAGAATGGTTTATATACCCTGTAAACGGTGCAGGAATACCAAGACCAGGATCAGACTCGTTATGTGTTCCCGCCACATTATGACCAACCTGCCCCCCATCAGTCCATTCAGAGCTATGGTCATCGTCAAAGTTCGCCTCAAAAATAACATCTGCAAAACAAGTAGAGGTCAACAGGACTATAAAAACAATTAAGCTATTCCGTATCATATGTCCTCACGGGTAACGAATAATCGGCATTAGTGTCATTCCCAAAAGTAGAAGCGAATTTCACCAGATTCATACTTGTCCCGGCATTGTATGTGAAATTCATTGTCATATAATTAGATGAGCTTGCTGTGCCTGGATCTGTCCTGCACATAACGATAGCCCTGCCGTTCAGTGCATATGCTTCTGAAAATTCAAACTTGACCCACCCTGTCGAAATGCTTGTTCCCGCAATTGATGATGATGTCGCAATTAGAGTATCAAGATCGCCACCGTCCAAGGTGTAGATTCTCGCCTCATAGCTGATACCAGTTTGTGTACCCACCGGGGAAATATAAAATTCAACAGCACACGCTGTGTTAGTAGATTGCCATTCCACACCGCAAAAAGCGTTGGTGTATATATCAGATGCAAAATCCGTGTATGAATCGGTTGTTGTATAAGTAAAATCTGCCGTTGTGCTGCAACTACCGCCCCCACTCTCAGCCGCCCCCGCCCCTGCAATATAACCGTTCATTCTCGCTGCTGCCGGTAATGTAATTAGAGCAATAAATGTAATGAGAATGGATAATATTTTAATCAGTTTTTTCATAATTACCTCGCTGGATTCTGGACGTATCTGATTTGAATCATGAACACACCTACAACCTGGGCATAATCGTCTGCTGCGTCTGAAACATCACGAATCAGGGCAAGTTCTGCCACCTCCCCTGCTGCAATATTTGTGACCGTCACATCCCCCGACCAACCAGTGATCAAAACATCATGCTGTGCTGCTGTGATTGTCGGATCAGTAATAACAACCACCGTTCCTTTTGCTCCATTGGTTGCATCATTATCGCCAAGACTAACGCCAGATAAACCGAAAGCGACGCCCTCGGATGATGGGCCGGTTGCATTTGTGACAAGATAATAAACCCTGAATTGAATAGTTGATCCTGACAAATCAGCTGGGACAATCCAAACAAAATTCAAATCCTCATCTGCATCATGAGCAAAGGTTCTGTAAGCGTATGGGCTTCTGGTGCTTGCATCGTCCAGGGCATCCGGTGCACTCGTTCCGTCTTGCATCCAACCCACTGGAATTTCCTGGTAGGCGTACATATCAACTATCTTTGCAGCCGTAATTTGATTATCTCCCACATCTGCCGTATCAACAGAATTGGCAGGTAAGTCTATATCAGCCGTTCCCTGAAATGTTAAATTCCCTGATTCATCCCAGCGCCAAGCATTTGTCTGGTTGTCACCCAAATAGCCATAAATGGTATCCCCGGCAACAAACCGCATTAAACCTTCATACGCTGTACCGTCAACGTCATATGCCCCAAACTCAAAAAAATCGGCAGCACTGGTTCCAGTTCTTAGCCCAAGAATTTCATCATCAAAGGTAAGCACCCCTAACGATACTGAACTTGCATTTGTTAAATCCACAGCACCGGTGGGATCAAAGTCAGTGCAAGCCATTGTCGTAAACGCCCCTGCTGCCGGGGTGGTACCACCGATCGCTCCGGGTGCTGCCATTTTATCAGTCAACCCATCAGGAGTTACGGCTCTTGTTGCATCTGTTCCGGTTACTGTTTCTGCCCCTGTTGCAAGTTCTACTGTACCAACAGCACTTGTTGATGCAGCAGCCATACTCAGCTCTTGTGTAGATAGCGACAGTCCTCTGGCTGTTCCGAGGGTGACGGCATCATGCCCCCCTGCGAGGGTTTCTATTTTATCGTAGATAGCATTCTTACTTGCTGCTGTAGTTGTATCACCGTTCCAATCTGACCCATAAACTGTGTCTGAAACAGACCCACCACTCGCAGCTTCTCCTGCCCAAGTATTCGTACTCGCATTAAATGTTAATACATAATCCTCTGTTACATCACCAAGATCAACAGTGTTAGATTCGACTGTTAAAGAATTACATGTAATTGTGCCGGAAGCTATTAAATACCCACCAATATTAACATTTGTTAAATCAACTTCATCGTCAGATTCGTCAAATGCCATAAATATCTTTTCTGCTCCATCTTGCATAGCAGAAAACATCATATCGCTGTTTTCATTGCCATCTACACCTGTGGTATAATTAGCGTATATAAGACCCATTCCAAGGTCAGCACCAGGCATACCTGAATCTTCAAAATATAAAGTAGGTACTGTCGCTGGTCCAGACTTTAAACCTGATGTAAAAGACCAGAGAGAAGAAATAGTTTCTGCCTCATCTGATTTCACAATTGCAGCGTCTGCTGTTTCCTTAGCATTCAACTGAGTCTGAATATCACTCGTAACCCCATCAACATAGCCCATTTCAGTCTGAGTGACTGAGCTTCTCCATGTCTGTTCGGATGTTTCATATCCATACAACTCTGTATTCATCGCATGTTGTCGATCCCAAGCGGTTTCAAATGTATCGCTCGATGTGTTCACGGTGGTCTGTGCCGCATAGACAATACCAGCAACAATGACTGCCCCTAAAATCCAACTTAAAATTTTCTTCATCTTCACTCCTTAGTGAATTGTCACATTAAAGACTAAAAAAGTTAATGTTTGTGCTGATGTACTCTGTACCGCAAACCATATTCTGTCATCGGCTGAAAAAGACATAAGCCCATTCCCTCCGATCATACCGATATCAGAACTATTATCAACAAGTCGGGGAGCAACAGCTTTCGTGGATTGAGTTGCATTAACGAACGGAGCAATTATAGAAGTTTGAGAATTGGTAGCACTTTGACTTATTCCCATATTCCATACCCCTCTATAAACACCAGCACTTGACACTGTAAGATATGATCCCATCTGCCATGTTGCAGCTTCATCTCCTACATAAGCAATATCAACAGTAAAGTTATCGGCATCAACTAAAGTAACAGTTCCAACGCCAGCATGATTAGCTGACTGAACGGTTACAAAATCACCTGTAGTAAGACCGTGTGCAGTATCAGCAATATTAATCGCCGCTCCCGCTGCTGCTGTTGTTATATTCCCACCACCATGACTTCCCACTGTGAATGTGAAGTTGTTATTTAGATGTGGTGCTGATCCAGTAATGTTTGTATGATATATTGCGTGCCATTCGTCAGTACTTTCTAAAGTCTCTGTGGCACTTGATCCATAAACATTTCCCATCTCGCCGTAATCAGAAACTCCTGTCTTTAATCTTTTTTCAGTTCCAGCACCATCCTGAAAATACAATTCATTATCAGACTTTGTATAGATAGCACCTTTGCTGCCTTTCGCTGTTGGTGTGCTTGTCTCATTAAGATAAAGAGTTCCCGCCTCACCTGTATCTATTACAATCTCATAATCAGTCTCAAGGACAGTTTCTAACGCTCTACCAGCCCATACATTTGTTGTCATTAAAACAATTGCTAAAACCAATAATAATTTTTTCATATCTTTACTCCATTAAGGTGTTGTATTTCTCGCTGTATCCCATAAACTTGTTCTTGCATTTGACCAGTAATCTGTCCTTGGTAACTCCCAATAGGAGCCAACGACGACAGCTTCTTCAACTACTATACACTCTCCGGCGTTATCATATATATTATCACCACTATCATCTACAAGCTGCTCGTAACCAGACGGTATGCTGCAAACATACCCTGTACTTTGATAAGCCCCCATATTCGGAGTCCCATCCGTTGCATTCCCCCAAATATCAAGCTCTCCACCGTCATTAATACCTGTTATCACGTCACCTGCATTCAGTGCTGGTGAACCTGTTTCGAGTTTTCCGATAGCTGTTAGTTCTGGATCATCTGATATGTTAGAGTCTGCTTGAGCATCACCATTAAATTGTGCTACAGTCTGCGTAGAAGCTTTGTTTTGAATTGAGTTATCAATGGCATTATTATTAAAAACATTGGTCAAAATACTCGCGTCGTCTTCAATAACAATACCACAATCAGGATAATCTGATGACGCTGCTCCACAATTCTCTATAATATTATTGCTAAAAACATTATTTTCTTTAGCCGTAGACCCATCCCCGGCTCTTAAATTATAAGCGCTATGGTCAATATTTCTAAATAAATTATGAGCTATCGTATTTCCTGTAGGGTCTTTTTCAGCTGAACTACCCTCTAAAGCTAACCCTTGCCCTGATTCATACATGGTAACATCTCCGGCATAAAGATTTTCAATAATATTGTATGTAAATATATTATCTTTAGAATCTATCTGAATTCTCGTCCGAGTGTCATGAATGTGATTACGCATGAATATATTTTCTTTCATGTAATCACCAGTAGCACCCACGCCCCTTCCATAACTTATATCTTCAGCAGATATATCATTTGATATTATTTGATTATTCTCAGAATCGTGAGCATGATTTGTAGTACTATTGGCGACTTTTATTCCAGTATGCCCAAAATTAGTCACTGTATTATTTTGAACAAGATGGTTATAGCCACCAACTGTAATACCCTCATACGCAACCAGCGCCTTAGCATCATTGTAAGCCAAAGCATCCGAACCAATAATTGTGCAATTTGTTATTTTACAGTTATAAGATTCCGTATAGGGAGAAGACGATCTGGAACGAACTCGTATACCCATATAACTTTTTTTTATTGTTAAACTATCAAAATAATTATAATGCCCGCCAAGCGTATCAATCGCTACATTTCCGCCATGTATTTCAATATTCTTTAATGTTATGTAGCTTGCATAATAAAGATAAACGCTATACGGATTAGACGATGAACCTGTTGTGCCTGTTACAGATGTTAAAGTAGATGGATCTGAAGCGGAGTAAACCACAAGATATTTAGTACCACCTATATCTCCCCAATACCAAGTCGGCAAATCATACGATCTCCCTGTATGTGAGTCAGAACCACCGATAACTCCACCTAACTCTGACACATCAGACCATCTTAACTTTTCATTTCCTTCAATCCAAACTCGATAAGGATTGACATCTGTAGCCTTTCTCCATGTACCAGTAACAGTCGCCCCATAATCAGACCATATTCCATCCAATGTTCCAAGTGTTTCAATAATTGGTGTACTCCCTGTTCCGTAAGGTTGAATAGTGATTCTTGCAGAACTTGTACCATTTATTTGTATAACCAACGCATGACTAAATGTACTCCCCCTCTTTAAATTAATATAAGGAGGCTTTTTCTCAGCAACCCAATCATATATAGAATTAGCGCCACCCGTTGTCCAGTTTATATCACTGAATTCATCGTATGGGCTATCCCTTGAACCATCTCCACCAGGATCAGCACTTGAGGATATGTAGATGTGTTCGCCAGTGGGTCGTACTATTTGCAACCCACTCTCATCAATATGCAACCCCGTACCAATACCTCTACTCCCTATATTCAACCCCCATGCTAAAGAGGCAATTATAAGAAAAATAATAGCTGTTAAAAAAGCTTTCATCTTTTGCTCCTATGAAAGGTATAAAATAGCCGATCCGGTTTTCGCATTTCCAGCGCTTGCTATTGTGATTGTTAATGCGCTGCTTATAGCAAATGACCCGTAGACAGCGCCATCATAAGCGAACTCGGATTCAGTTAAGGTTGCTGACCTGCCCGACATACCGCCACCAAATAAATCCTGGGAGTTGGCATCCGTTACGGTTACATCGTATGTTTCATCTACTGTGCCGGGAACTGTCTGGCAGTAAAACAAACTTCTACCTTTGATAACATCTGTGATTTTCTGACCAATAAAATTGAAATCATCGGTTGATGCAGAAGCGTCACCACTGGCATCGCATAACCATGCCACTGTTAGTTTTAATGTGTCATCCCGTGTGCCTGTTTTGGGTATTGGTTCTAATGTCATTGTTGTTGCCATGTTATTGCTCCTTTATTTATTCACCTAATTCTTCTAACCTTGTTAATTTTTGACCCCATTCAACATACTTTTGTTTTAATTCTGTACTCTCAATATCTGACGCACTCCAAATACCTTTTGAAACACCTGTTTCCCATATCGCTTGAATCATTCTGAACTGCCACACAACAGCATCTTTTAGGTCCAATTTTAAATCAACTACCTCTTTTTTTAAATCATTTGCTGTATTATCTGCTGCTGATAAAGGAATAATTACACCAGAAATTATTTTATGAGTAGTTGATTGTGGAAGAACTCCATTTTGTAGATAATTAACCTGGAGGCTTGTATCATTATTTAACACAGTTGCTATTCTTTCTGTCATTGTTGAACCATCCAAATTATTAGAATCCCACTCTCTATCAATTCTACCTGAATTTTTAATAAAGCCTGTTTCTTTTTCTGATATAATAAATATTTCTTTCATATTTACTCCTTTTACATCCCTGAGGGAAATTTCCATCCATATGTACGAACTGTTAATACATTTGAGCCTGCTGTGCCATAGTTAACCTCTATTGTCTGATTTGAATCCGTTATAATTGTAGGAAAAGAAATGAGTCTTGTTGTATAACTATTAACCCTTCCAACAGTCATACCATTACCAGAACTTCCATTTGTTCTTACATATGCTGTGGATGAAACGCCCTCATTAAATTCAGGTTCTATTATGCACAAAGGGATTGTAACAAAGCCTGGTAAAGTAAGTATTACATCTGTCCAGACTGTGTCAATATCCACATCAGCAAGATCAACTATTTCACTGGTATAAATAACAGTATCCACATCATGCCAAAACTCTAACAAATCATCATCACCGTCTGTCAGGACAGCAAAAATACATTTATCTTCACCATTGTACCAACCCTTTTTTGTATCAGACCATGAGGGTTCTGTAACTGAGTCTGCCAACTCAGAAGCAGAAATAACATTTGTATCTGCTGTTACAATCGCTGAATCATCCAAATATAAATACGACCAGTCTGATGTACCAAGATTAGCAAATGTATATGTTAATGTAGCATCCCAATAAACCCGTTGAGTCGTTGTTCCTACATGGTGATATACTGCCGGGCCAATAGTGATATCAGTATCACTATTATAAACAAATAACGCTCGTTGTTGGGGCAAAGATTTCAATGTATCAATATAAGCTTTTATACTTTGTTGGGTAGCAAGATGTTCGTCAGAATCAGACGCCATGTTATCTTCGTCTTTTGTTTTTGCTGTTAAACTACTTGGAACAATAGCTCTACCAGTATCTGTGCCGGTCACAACTTCTGCATTAGTTGCCAACTCAACAATCCCTGATGTTGTAGTCGTAGAAGCAGCTACTTGAGAAAACCAAGCCCTTTTATCAGTCGATACTGTCTGTGTTCCACTAACCACCGTGATTTGCCTTAGTGGTATTCTGCCTGACGTGAATCCTGTCGTATTGGTTGACACATTGCCTGAGGATGGGATAATCTCAACATAGCTTACATCATCATCTGCTACTGAAATAGTGCCAGCTGCAACAGTTGTAATAACACTATCAAGCCTATAAAGACCACCTTTGTATCCCCACACTAATCCGGTTGTGGTAACAGGATTTTCATCGAAAGTTTCAGCAAGATTTTTTGTTGTGGCGTGATCCGTGTAAACCTCTGCAATTGCATCCTCCACATTCGTTGCAGCCACGTTTCCTGCTGAATCCTCAATCCCTATCTGGCTCGCACCCTTGCCGTTAGATACAGACAAAAGGTCGTCTATCAGCGTGTTAAACACTCCCCAGCCATCGTTAATAAGAGTTGTTGCTCTTGTTATTTTAGTGAATGCCATTAATCCTCCTATTCGGGTTCTACATCGTTGTAAGCAACAGAACCATCACAATAATATTCTTCGCTGTCACAATATATTTCTTCATTATCGCACTTTATTCCGCGGCCTGCTTCGCTATTGTTGTAGGTTGTCATATTCGCTCCAATCATCTTGCCTACCTGCTTGAAATAAAGCATTGCCGGTTGACGATGGTATTTGCCTTAACACTTTACCAGTGGTTCTACCCGTTTGATTTAATAAGATGGCAAGTCGAGCCTGAACAGCAGGATCTTTAAGCGTTAAAAATGCAGTTAGCGCACCCACCGCAGCCGCAGCCGAGTTGGTTGCATACCCAACACTCCCACCGATTGTTAAATTAAAAGGATTGAAAACTCCTATTTTTTGGTTTGCTAACCTTGGAACAGCTTTTTCGATAGCGTTATAAAGGTTTAGATATTCCCCTTCTTTTTTGTTCAATTTTTTAATTTCGGGGAAAAGCCTTTCTAATTCCTGCATCGCCCCTCTTGCAAAAGCCATTTTCCCTTCCGCTTTTACGACTTTAACAGGCTGGTTCTGGTCGTATGCTTTTTTGAGTTGTTTATATACTTTTTTTTTCATTACATGCGCACGTTCTACCGGGATTTCATCTGTGAATTGCTGAACATTTTTTTCTTTTAGTTTGTTAAGATATTTTATTTCTGTTGCGGAATCCGGCACATCTTCATAAAACTTTATAACCTCATCTATATGACCATTCATTGTTTCAACCGTTGCTGTTTTATATTTTCCCGATGAAATAATATTAGATACTTTATCGTCAATTGCATTGATTTTTGTCCATAATTTATCAACACCTGTTTGACTTAATGGTATAGATTCCTTTAACCCAGTTTGCACAGCTTTTATTCTATCTTTAATAGACATATTTGCAGGCATCCCGGCAGCATGTGCATACATTGTTTCTGGGAGTTTGCCTGTAATTAGTTTACCAACCTCTTTCCCAACTTTCCCGACAGCAGTTAGTGGATCTGTTAGGGTTCCTGCCTTCGACAATATTTTTCCTGTTTTAGCTGCACCCTTAACCCCCGTTTTAGCTGCGCCTCTCGCAACGCCACCCAACCCTGTAAAAATAGAAGACATATCAAAAGCAACACCTACCGGATCTGTTTCTATTGTTTTTTGAAGATTATCCACACTCCCGTATCTTTCAACAGCATAGTCCCACATAGCATCAACATATTTTTCTTGCTCTTGTTTGCCTGGAATTGCTTTTGATATAATACCAGACATCAATCCCGTTAATGCGTTTTTGGTTTGTTGCGGGTGAGCAACTGCTTGATAAATATCTTTGCCTGCCTCAAATGCACTCGCAGGAATATTCTTAAGCATTTTGCCAAAAGAAAAATTACCCTCGCCTCCACCGGTTTTATTATCAATTACAAATCCCGGTGGAGGCTTTGGTACTTCATTTAACACAAACCCCGGTGGGAGGTTAGGTATATTTTTATCCATTATTGTTTCACCCATTCCCCGTTTTTCAAAACAAGTGTTTCACCTGTTTGTGGATTAGTTGCTGTCGGTAGTTGCTCCTCTTGCTTTGCTGGTTGGTTACTTTTGTTCCCACTAAGAATGACAGCACCGTCTTGAGATATTCTCCTAATCAAAGACTCATCTGTCATCGCCCTTAGTTGTTCTGATACCTTGCCTTCCCCAAAAGCTTCGTCAAGCACGACAATTGCAGCAATATTGGATTGGATATCAGTTTTTTCGTCTGTAGCTGCTTGTAAATAAAATTCAAGTTCTTTCTCACTATCAAGACCTCTTGCGCCCATATCTGTTGACTGTCTGATATCTTGTATGAGTAACGGTTTAAGTTTTTTAATTGCACTTCGTATGGATTGTTCGTTTGTTCCGGTTATTCTTCCAAAAGCTTGCCCTATAGATGAAGACCTAACAGCAGCAAAAACATTGTCAATTGTTTCGTTATCAACATTTAACATCGCTCCCGTACTATTAAGGGTTACATAATGATTGGCAAGTTTCGCCAAATTGCCACTCATCCTGCCTTTAGCACCAGTGATTTTAGCTTGCGGAGTCACTTCTCCTTTTGCGTCAAGTAAATCTGCGGCGGTTGCAATTTCAGCTAACGCAGATCCTATACCCTCATTGTATTTTATTGTTTCTGCTGTTGCTGCATCTGCATTTCTTGAAGCAAACCTATTTGCAGAAACTTCCTTTGCTTGCGCTCTTTTAAATTCTAAAGCAGCTTTGTTTTTTAATTTAGGGGGAGGGATTTCACCATTGTTGTCTAATTTATACTGTTCAACAAATCTTTCTACATAATCATCAATATCTGTTGGAGTTGGTATGTTATTACTATCACTCTTACCCGCAGTTTTCAGTTCTAAAGCGGCTTCTTTTGTTTGAGGTTTATATCCTACTCGTTTATCTTGTGCATCTGATTTCTGTTGGTCCGTCATTGATCCAGGTGTTTGAATCTTAAATTTCTCAATTATACTATCGTGCGAATCCATAATGCCCTGATTACTACCTTTCATACCCTTGTAGGTGCCAGCGAGTCCTATAAATTGTGCTTGTGCTTTTGTGTCTCCAGCTAACACTTTTTCTAGAATGTCATCCATAACACCAAGGTGTGTGTTCATTGTTTGTTTTTCTACTTCTGATGGGTTCGGATTCGTTAATGTTAAGTTTTTATATTTTTCATTCCCTGTGGCTTTATACATCATGTCATTCATTGTTGAGTAAAGATGTGCAGCTGATTGATACTGCCCGGCCGCTAATAACTTTGTAACACCCGTCAGCTTTGTATTATAATCCGTACCTATTTTTATTAAACGCATTTGCTGGTTGTGATTTTTCTGCTCTTGATTCGCCGTCTGCGTTTCTTCAAAATTCTTGGCCCAATTCTCTTGTGTCTGGTCACGCCCTGCCTGATTAAAATCCATAGTGTCATCAAATCGTTGTTTGCGTTCCCGTCTGTCCTGTGATTTATTCCACTGGTTTAATATTGTTGGAACTCCATAGCCGTGAACTGGTGGTAAATTCATAATTTCTCCTTTAACTTGTTAACCAATCACCAAACCAGTCGGACCCGACAACACTTCCAGCCAAACTACCTAACCCTGTCCATTTGTTAGACTCGTCCCAAGCCTCTATTTCTTGGTTGCCAATTCTTTCCTGCAAACTCCTGTCAAGGGCATTTTGATCCCACTGAAAATTTACCCCGGTATCAAATTTATATTTATCGTAATCCATGCCCCACAAGTCCATTTGGTGTTGTTTTTTTTCGGATAATCTCTGCTCTTTGGTCCCTAAATACATAGACTCGATATCAGCCAAACTGTCTGTTTTCATCTTTGCTTCTTTTTCCTGCCACTTTTTCATGAAGCTTTGACCGATTGTACCACCTAGCGCATTGCCACCAAGATTATACACCTGTTGTGCTATTAACTGCCCTGTTTGCTCACCGAACGTGTCTTCGATTTCGGCCATTGCTCTGTCAATCGCTATGTCTCTTTGTTCGTCAAGGTACTTGGTTTCGTCTTCGCTAAGTTTGATTCCTGACAGGTTAGCAAGTGTTTGCTGGTATTCAATGTCTTCCCCGACCTCTTTTAATTTTTTAAATCCTGTGCTGTTTGCCATGCTTCCACTCCCGTTAATAGCTGGACTAAATTCTTGTATTTCATAATTTGCATCACCTTGAAAGGTTGGTATATCTGAATATATTGGTTCTAAATAGTTTGTAGCCACGTTCATTGCATCGGCTCTGTCTCGACCACTTACATTTTTGGTCGCATTAATAACTTGTTCCGCATCGGCTAAATCCCGGCCTTTAACGCTACCGGAATTATAAGTTTGCTCAAATTTCTCGTTCCCGGCATCATAAGTGTTTTGCTTTTTTGTACTTGATATGTACTGACCATCTTTAGAATATAGGGGTGCGATAGCTTTCCCGGTTTGGATTCCTTCCTGAGTACTGTTTACAAGCTTAGTTGCCATTTCTAAAGGAGTTTCACCTTTTTTGAAATTTAAATCAGTATTAGCATATCGAATAACATCATTGATATTTACGCTTGTGTTCCCTTGGATTTCTGTAAATACTTCATCGAAATAATCTCTTAGTTTAACAGCAGCTTCATGCGCTCCTTCAAAATCCTTTGCGCTTATTACAAAATCAAATCCTGCCCGACTTGGGTATCCACCGTGATTAGGTGTTATAGCCTTTGCGGTTTCATAACTGTTGCTACCGTCAGCACCGCCTATTGAACCTGGAAGGTATTTAGAATCACTACCAATAAATGAAAGATGAGGATGGTCTTTTGTAAAGCCTTCATAAATTTTCCCTGCATTGAAAGCTGCTAACGCAAAAAATGCTGAACCAGCACCGAGCGCACCCCAACCGGGACCCGTCGCTGCACTCCCTGCAAAAGCTTCACCTGTGGCAGTCCCTGTGAATCCAGCAGGGGCGCCACCAGATACCGAAGCAGACGATAACCCGGCGTTAGCACCAGTCCCGCCCAAAATACTGGTTCCAGAAGTATACTTATTGTATAACTTATAACCAGTTTTACCCAACTTAGCTAAGTTTGTTGCGATATCCATTTTATTTGGTTTTTTATTTACCATTACAAACCTCACACAATTATGGCTTTAGATTTCCACCTAAAGCTCAACCCACTGGGGTAAAAAACAAAATTCTCGTTAATAGCTTCGTGCAACCATTTAATCGCAATACTATTCCCATTTACGCCAAACAGTGGTACTCTTTGATGTTTAACCCCTGTTCCAAACCAATCGGTTATGTCTTGTGTGTCAAGCGCTGTATAAGAAATATCCCTTGCTTGTATATCGTCAAACACATTAAGAGCATAATACGGCTTCATGGTAAGTGTGGATTCTTCCGGTCTGATAAATGTTTCTGAATTATCAAATTGCTTTCTGCGTTCTTCATAACCTAAAGCACCTTGCTCTGGCATGTTCCCTGCAAAAATTTTTGTGAAATACCGCTCAATAGCAGCACCGTCATCATTATTTCCAACATCTAATTGTCTGGCATAGCCCGTTTCATCACCGTAATATAAATTAGTGTTAACACCGTCCTCTACACCACCGAACACGTTAGCAACAATTTCACCCATCGGGAAAACAGCATATTCACCTGTTTTATGTTTAAATTTATAATCCAGAACAAACACATAATGAGTTGCTGCACCTGTTGGCATTGATACCCAAATCTGTTGTTCTTTTTTATAATGAAAGAATTGACTGTTTTGCAGATAATCTTTCGCACAAATAGATTCTAAATATTCCCTGAACCCTGGAATAATACTGTTATGTTCAACATCACCAAACTCTTGAATACCTCTCAAACTACGAATATCAAACCCGTCAAGGAATATAACATCATTTCCAACCTGTGTGATTGCCCACTTTGACGTAAACCCGACATTATCACTTTCTTTAGACCTTGAATAAAGTGGTTCTATATTAAGTGTTGCTGCATCTGTCGCTGGGTCCCCATAAACTTTGTAAATCGTGTTTTGTTTTCCGACAAGCAACCAATTAAAATATCCAAACAACCCGGTTATCGGTTCTTTTGAATCCCCAATCGGTTGTGATATAGCTCCGCTATTAGCGTTTGCTTCTGTCCAATCAGTAGGGTCATTTAACTTACAAGCAGATAAAGTAGCCACGTTTGTTGTATCGCCACCCAGCCATACCCTGTTTGACCAATTGGCTATCGTAACCCCAATAGGCGGAGTGTCAGCCAAGTCACCTCCACTTGAACCGTCCCAATATTGAGGTGCATCAGTTGCATTAACCCCGATAGCTTTTCCTGCGAAATTAATCCACTGGTACATTTTATCAGAAGTCAAACCCGTTATCTTATCCACGAACTCACTTGTCGCTGAATCATATTCTGCAATCTTCGTACTGTAAGATACTAACTGCTTTCTTGTACTTCCGCTTCTTAATTCATGGAAAGACGTAATTCTTGATGCAAGGGACACATTATTATATTTCACTTGCCCACCCCTGCCAGTCAGTAGCCCTTTTAGAGTAGGCACAACATTCTTAGCATCGGCCAGCGCATTTGCCGGTTGCTCATGTGGCGGTGTCGAATAATCAACACCTAATTCACAATGTCCGTATGGCGATTTAGGCATTACCTTCCCCTGCTTGTGTAATCAGAATGCCGGGTAACTAAAGGTATTCTGTTATGTTTTGGTACTAAATCCTGGTCAAGCCTCACAAAATCCGTAACAGCATCTTGATATATTCTTTTATATTCAGCCCGAAGTTGTGGAGATTCAACCAGTTCCAAACTTCCGTAATAAATGCCACCCGCCTCAATTGTTGTTTCCATTAATTCCCATATGGGATCAACAGAACCACTTAACGGTGTTGGTTTATGTGGATATACAAGGCTGACAATAAAAGTATCATCTGGCACAGGGTCTAATTTAAAAACGTATTTTTTATTAGTCGTGTCATATTCAAAACAAAACTGAACCGGATCGCCTGTATCCCAATAAAGATAATCAATATAATAAGCGGTTGCGTCTGCCATTGACCCGGTACTGAGAACAGTGATCGTCCCGTCAGCATATGACATGGTGTAGTCAGTGTCTCTGGTATAAGTTGTGGCCCCGGCAACGGTTGTGACGGTTTCAGAATATTGCAGGATTGCTTTCTGGTCTAAGCCAACGGCCACATCGTAATCCGATGTTATGGATTCGTCTGAAACGTCTTGAGTTGAAACGTCCCTAGCAAATTCTTCCGGGGTTATTTGGTCTATAACGGTGTTGTTTGATTCGTCACGGAGGGTTAGAAATCCAATAAAATCGTCCGGTGCCTGGTATGTCTGCTGCCCATCAGAAGTCCTGAAAACAGATCGTTTGTGAAGATTCTTGAACTTATATCCAGACTTTGTATAAATCTCTTTATACGCCCTGGTTGCCCACCTAAGAGCATATGTCAGGTATGTCGCATTTGCTGCGTTGCTACCCTCCATAAGCCCATAAAGGATATTACTTTGTATAGTTGAAGTGCTGATATAATCACCCCGCTACCTCCGAAAATTCTCTATACTCCTAATCGTCGGATCGTCTGGTTCAAGCCTCCCAGCCTTATTTTTAAATTCTGCAATTGCTTTCTGAATATTCGGATTTGACTGGAAGGCCATCTGCTGTTTAACGGTTTTCTCAAAATCATTATCACAACTTCTGTTTTTGGGGTATCTCTTGTAATATGCGTTTGCCCTCGGCATATGACTTTGAATAAAAGATTTAAGTTCTTTCATTCTCTTTACTGCCTTATCCTTGTTTTTACCCCTAAACGGTTTTGGTGTATGATTTGCGAGTAACTTTTTCTTTTTTGTTATTTCAGTAACAAACTCGGCTTCATCTTGAATTTTGGGAGAGGATGACCTCTTATCCACTTCAAGCATTTTTTCTAAATAGTTAATCTCACCGCCTATCTCTTTTACTTGCTGAGGGGTAGCTAATGTTAAATCTATTTTTTTAACCATTGTTTATCCTTTATGAGACTGATGCTGTAAATGGTGTAGCTGATGTTCCGTTTTGTGTTAATTTGACATCACACAGGAAAAAACCAGATTTATAGTCCAAAACCTTTACACTGTCTCCGACTTGTCCACCAGTTGTTCCACCATTCATTGTTATGGTATCATCACCTGTTTCTGCCATCCACTGAAACCCTGTGGCACCTTCTCCATCATCATCAACGCCTGTTGCTTTGCTGCCGTTCATTACATCTGTTGCGTTCGCTACCTGAACGACATGGCTTCCACCAGAAAGCGCTACTCCAGTTAGTAAAGTACAATCAAAACCAGAACCTGTTGCCGCCGGTAAAGTTACTGTAACACCTGAAGCATGATTGAGAACAACCGTCTTGCCATCATGTTCATCCATTGTTAAAGTCGTGTCTTCTGTAATTGTTACGAGACTTGTTGATTTGTCAGCAACCCTGTTAATTTCTGCCGGTGTTGCTGTTATGTCAGACTCAGAACCTTTCTGCCCGATTGCCAAAACATCTGCACTTACTTTATTAAAATGTGTATATCCTGCCATTTTTCTTCTCCTACCAGTTTGTTAAACCAGAGCTTATGCTCCAATAGGGTTAAAGTTTAAGTCTTTCTTTCATGTGAATTGAAGCATGGCATGAACGACAAAGAAGTTCCTGATATTCATGTTCTTTGTTGTTAAATGTAATATGGTGCATAACGATATCGAATCTGTCATTTTTTTCCACACCACACTTTGAACAAACAAGACCAAATTTTTCAATCATTGCTTCTCTCATTTCTCCATGCCTTGTTGCATCCTTGTAAAATTTATTTTGTTCTCTTGTGTGAGCAACATTCTTTTTATTCCATTCACGTTTTCTTTTACGTTCTCGGTCAATGTTTTTCTTGTAATATGCGTTTCTAGTTTTTTGAGCTTTCTCTTTATTGTCGTGATACCACTTTTTTGCAGCAAGGTTCGCTCTCTCCTTATTGCGTCTGCACTCCGCCAACTTACCACATTTCCTCGAACAATATTTTGAATCCGTCCTTTTTGGTTCAAAATCATCTCCGCAATATTCGCATTCTTTGTTTTCAAGAATTTTGTGATACCTAATAGGTTTACCATTTACAACCTTTGTTCCATAAATAATTTTCATTTTTCAATCTCCTTTTACGGTTTATACAGACATACCGTAAAAGGAGATATTAGTCAATGGTTATTATGTAACTTTTTAAACGGCGTGTCCGTAAATGGGGCGCCAATCTGCCCACGATGCACAATACCGTTCGTAAACGTACCACATAGCAACAAGCGTATTGGAATCCTGATCCATTTTAATGCCGTCTTTAACACGGTCATACCAAAGGAGGAACTTCTTACAAAGCTGAGAATCAAGCATAAACCAATTACTTGAATCGGTCAGCCTGTCCCATGTTGCAAGGTTGTAGCGTCCTTTATGGAAGTTCTTGTTATTGTCTGCGGTGTCTACTTTACCGGATGAATTAATTACTTCATATCCGGTTTCCTCGTTGGCAACGGTACACAGGATCGTGTCATAATTAATAGAAAGAAGTTCTCCCCGATCATTAAAAACACTTGTGTGGCCTAACCTACGAGTCGCTTCTATCGAAACAGCCGACATTGCAGTTGCTCCTGCATTGCTCTGGGTGGTTGCATCATCCGGTGAATACGGATGTGAAGCACTGCAAAGAGGCAAATCATCCGGACCGTCAGTCCCAATAAAAGCACCATTGAAAACTCCGGCTGCTGTTTTCTCTCTTGTTCTGTCTGCCGATACCGCCATACCCCACGGTCTGCGATCCATAACGCCAAACAGGTCATCATCATAAAGTTTACGCTCTACTTTAAAACCAAGTGCTTTCTCAGGGAAAGTAAAAGTTTTATCATAAAGCTGGCTCACGGTGTCATAACTGATGGTGCCGTCAAAATCTTGAAGATCACCCATTGCTCCCATGCCGGAAACAATCTCGTAAGCTCTGGTTGAACTCTCCATGCCGAAAAGCATTGGAATCATTGACAACTTAATTCTCTCGTCAATTTCGTTAGTGTAAATTTTCTTTATTCTGGCATCCAGAAGATCACCAAAATTTTCAGATACTTGAACACTCATTGGTTATCCTCCTTATGAAGATGCTATGCCAGCACTCCACACATTCTTTACTGGAATGGTGAAGTCATGGAAAAATTTAGCGTTGCCGATTACCAAGCCATCATGCTTGTTTCTGTCTAATTTTTGAAACGGAATACCAGGTGCCGAAATAAAATTCATAACACCAACGACTGCGTTGCCTTTTGCTCCACTATCGGTTTCACTTTTTAACCCGGTGAAGGTTGCATCAAAATCCAATAATCTACAAGCCGCTTTTTCAATGACCAAAAAAGTATCACCAGATGCAACAGCACCAACAAGTGCGGTAGCAAAAGTAAAGTCAGTAGCGTCATCATTCAAAATGTAATGTAACTCTCCGGCAGCTGAACCATCAAGCATATAAATCCATGCCCCGTTCATAAAGTCCGCTGTAGTAGCGGCAGCCGGTGTAAATGTCGTAGATGCAGCACTACCAGATGCACCCGTATCGGTATTGTTTGTCCCGGCTGCATCTTTTTGTGAATATTCCCCTCTAATAATAGTAGATGGGAAACAAGGTGTTATTTTCCTATTCTGCATACCGTATGCAGCATCATCCGGCAAATAATTACCTGATGCACCTTGTTCTTCCTCAAGAATACCA